GTACATAGTTCGTATGATTCCAATGGCTGCTCCGCACATGGGTTAAATCCCATCACACGATAATCCTTACCGTCTGGCGCATCCTTTAGTCGTCCATAATTACGAGCAACATCAAGCCAGATAAAACCTGGTTCTCCGTTTTCTGTAATTAAATCTACATAGTCTTCGTACTTTGTTCCTACTTCTGCTGAAATAGAATTATTAGACATCCAAGCCCAACCTGGATTCTCTGGATCAAATGAGTTACGCTCTGGGAACATCTCTGAGTTCTTTAAGTTCATAAATGTTTCATCCCCCGCATTACCCAAAGCAAGAGTTGCTGATCGTCTTACGTTACCTGATACCACGCAGGTACCAATAAGGTTTACAAGGTCTACGATAGCACGAGAGTCTAGTGTTTCCCCGCCTCTGGAGCCGATCACACGGTCTATCTGGTCGTGCAACTTGATAAGAGGTGCAGGTCCTGATGCAACGCCTCCAAAGCCCTTAATAGGGGCTCCAAGAGGTCTGATCAAATCGTAGTTAAACTTCTGGATACTCTGGTTTGCTCTTAAGTAAGAGTTGATGAGAAGGCGTACTGACTCTACCCATCCTTCACGAGTGTCTGGAATTTCGAACACCTGTTCTGGTTCTGTTGGGGTATAGATTGAGAAATTCTTATCCTGTCCCACTGTATCAAACCCTACACCAATGCCAAGCATTAATGCATCCATAACCCAAGCAAACAAGGCTCCTGGATCATTCTTGTCAAGGTCCTTTGTTGAAACCATTGCACAGTTTTGTAGTGCTGCTGAGTTCTTCTTCTCCATAGTCATAGGAGTTCCAAATGCCCACATGCCACGACCTGGTGGTGTCCACTTTAATTCAAACATTCTTTGGAATGCTTCTTGTGCTGACTTCTGAGCCTTGTAATCATTCCATGGTAAACGGTTTTCTTTAGCATGATTCTTTTGAACTGAATACATACCCTCGATTACACGACGACAAACTTCATGCCATCTTTCCTTAGTTCCGTCTTCCTTCATTCGAGAATATGTACGAATAAAAGTAATTTCTCCAAGTGAATTTTCTGCTGCATCCTTAAACCCGAATGGGCTTTCTTGGCTCTTGTACTTTTCTACGAAGTCCTCTGGAAGTTTAAAACTAAAAAAATCTGACATTTGTATCGTCCTTTCAAAAACGGATTAAGTGTTAAGTATAGCAGAGTTTTATAAAAAGCAAAACTCTACACCTAAAGTCAATGTAGAGTTTTTAACTTTTAGAATTACTTAAATGTTTTCTTTACCCAATGCTTGAGTTTGTATCCATTTTGGAATGTTGACCTTACGTCAACTCTTTGTTGCTGAATCAATGCTGGAGAATAATCTTTATCTATTTCCATTTCCCAGTCTTCTCTTTTAAATGGAAAGATCTGTGCAAGAGGGGTTCCTTGCTTTAAGATACCCTTAAAACCTTTTTTAACAAAAAAGGATAGATGACCATCAGATGTAAAAGAATCTGTGTCTATAATGGCTTCAACGGCTTTTAACGGGTATCCATCTGAATGCAGTGGAGACAAAAATAGAGTGCTATATCCAGGCTCAGTCTGAGCAAGCCATGTTGGGTGTATTCTTAGGATATTTGGCATGTATAAATCTTCGTCTATTGGTAGATGTGAGACCTGCTCTTTTGAATGCTGACTTAAAATCATTGCTCGCATTTTTTCTAGTTCTTTTGGAATTTGAACATCTAATGTTGGCCCAGTTGCATCTATATAAATGTCCACTGGCATTTTTAGCATGTATCCTAAAGCCATTGCATCAAAAAAAGCCTGACACTTTTTTACAGTTAATTTTAATGTTCCATCTTCAAGTTTGTCATCTATCATAGATGGTTGCTCTTTATACCATGCTGGAACATTTTTTGTAGCGCTTTCTGGCAATGGTGCAATATCTTTTAATTCTGGAAAACCTGGAACAAATTTAATTTTAGGCATATGACTACTCCTTAGTGTCGTTATTAATTATATCACATCTTCATTTTTTGACAAAAAGAAGGATATAAACTTTCTGGTTCCAGAGGTAACTCTGAGAACCTCGTGCTCATAATCTTCTGATGCTGGGTGGCAAATTAGGCTATTTTCTTTTGGGCTGTGAGTGATACCTCTCTTTGTGTAATAAAGTTCTCCTCCAGAATAATCGCTGTTTAAGTATATAACAACTCCATATAGTTTTTTTACATTTAAATTTAAAATACAATACCCGCAAGAACACTCAGGGCTATGCTGATCAGAGTGTGCTGGAGTTGATTCTCCAGATAGCAACTCTCTAACAACCCCTAACCCACTCACCTTATACTTTTGTGTAAATAAATCAGAAACCTTTATCTTTAACTCCTCCACATATTCTCCTGCAAGGAGTTGATCTTGTTCTTTTTTTGTTATAAAGTTTTCAATAACAAATATATTAGGGTCTAGATGTTTCATTTGACCTCACATAGTCATAGATATTGTAGTCTATAAAATTATTTATTTTAAATGAAGCAATTTCTGCTGGTGTCAAACATTCAATTGCTGTTCTTGTGTCATAAACAATTCCATCTTCAACTGGGTATTCTGTTTTATTTACTTTGTTGTTTGTATCAAAATTAATGCTTATTTTATAATTATCATAAAACCAGTCATGCAGTTTGTCACAGAATTGCCCTATATTTTCTACAGTTCCTACAATGTCAAAAGAGTCTATCTGCTTTTTTACAAAATTTTCTTTTATTGCAATATCCTGAAGAAACCAACAAAACTGTGAGCCAAAGTAATTTGTTTCTATGCTTTCCCTAGAGGTTTTAGGATTAAATATATCAGGCTCTACTGGGTTACATATAAATTTTGACTGAACATTATCGAGTACTCTTGTATCTGGGTCATTAAATAAATACTCCATTAGCCTTTCTTTATAAGTTTTTTTATCTTTATATTTTTTAGTATAAATATGATAAACGAAATTAAAGTAACTTATTGATCTTTCTAGTGGATCTCTTAAAATACAAGCAACATAGAAGTTAGGATTAAATGCCAGTGGTGACGCAGCAAAGTGACCACCCAAGAAGGATGTGTTGTCAAAATCTATGTTATGTGGGAAATTAGATAAAACTTCATGAGAATAGTTTAAGATATTGTGCTTATTTAATTCTTCAGAAATTGAGTAATTTATAAAACTACCCGCAGTTTTAGGTATGTGTAAAAAATAAAGTTGATTCAATTTATTTCCTCAAAATATTTATTTGGAAAGATATCTATTAAAAGGTGAACTCTTTCACTATCAGACTCATTGACTGCCTCATGAATCTTGCTATTATTAATTTCCCAACACTCACCAGCAAGCATTATTTTTGATTCTTTTCCTACCTTAAAATAAACACTTTCATTTGTTATAATTGGAATATGATGCCTTCTTACAGAGTTTGCATAGTCAAAACTATCACTATGTGGCAGGACATCTTCTCCTTTAGACAGTTTAATTAATAAAACTTTTGCAACTCTGCCTTCATGTATTTTTTCTAGATCTGATATTATTGGAGAAATTGCATCAAGAAGTTCCTGGTTACCTGAAACACAAACTGTTTGATAACTATCTCCAACAATCCAATTGGTTGTATGGTCATAAATAAAGTAAGAGTGAGTATTTTTATGAACATCAAACATTTCTTGTCTTATTGTCTGTATGTTCCATTCATCTGTAAAATTTTCTATAATTTCATAAATCTTGCTTACGTCATAATCTAAATGTTTTTTAAAGTTAAAGTCTTCGTTAATTTTTGTTTGACTGTGTGGTGGCTTTTTTAACTGCTCTTCTAAAAAAATATTACTCATTTTTTGGCTCCATTAAAGAAGGTCTAAATGGTTTTTCTAAAAACTTTTCATCATTGGGGCCAATTCCATGCTTATACAGTTGAGGGAATGCGTATGGGCCCCCTTCTTGAAAAAATTCTGCTCTTTTATTTATATATTTTTTAAAATTGTTAAAAAGTGCTGGGTTGTCTTGTATATTTTTAAATGAAATATTTGTGTCTTCGTGTAAATCTTTTGAGTGTATTGTCATAAAAGCAACGGGCATATCTTTTGGAAATACTATTTCTTTGTTCGGAGTAAGTATTTTCCAGGCAAGGGACAGACCTTCGTAATTAAAAAAATCTGATCTCCAAAGAACACTCAGTGGCTCTGCATCTGGAAACATATAGTTTGGTGGTCCGTGAAGTTTTATATAGTGATCTGGATCAGTTTCTATCCAGCAATTAAATTGAAAACTTACCTGAGCAACTCCAGACTCATTTGTTGCTATCTTTAAACCATGATACTGGGAACCAGAAATTAACTGAATATGTGATGGATCCTCACCATCTTGCCCTTCCCAAACTCCATCCCATTTTACAACAATGTCTTGGGGAAGTCTAAATTCCCATCCGTGTAGGTTTGAGGTGGTCATTGGTGAACAGTAGTATGCTAGTTTGTTGAATGTTTTATCCATCCAATCTCTTCTTACACTTCCTTGCTTTACTATTGGGTAGTCAACTTCATAACTTTGTTTCCATATAGTAATTTTTGGATCTCCATTATTAATCACCATTTGCCCTCTGGACATTCTGCTTTTAATAGTTTTGTTTTTAACTTCATCATACACCCGCATTTTTTACATTGATTAGTTACTGGTATTAAAAATGGACAGGTCTTACATATATTAAATCTTTCGTTTGCCTGCTCTTCAGATACTTTTGGCTCAGATGGATTAATTAAATCCCAAGGCCTTGTTTCTCCTAGGTTTTTTTTCCATCGTTGCCAAGGTGAATCTCCGTTTACTGCATGCCCTCCTTTTTTAATAAAGTTATTGCCATCAAATAAATCGCCATTGTTTACATCTAGCCCAGTTATGTCTAAACCAGTTACTGAAGATTTAAAAGCATTTTCCCATCTTTGTGCATGCTCTAAAGAATTTTCTACACCAAACATTGCAAAAATCTTGTAGTCTGACATTAAGCAATAAATACGATAATTATTTTTATCAAATTCTGGACCGTGAACATCTTCTCCATTTTCAAAATAAACACCATTAAATACTGAATTTATTCCTACCCCTTCGTAAGAAGTTATATCTTTGCCTGTAACATTTTTAGAAAATCCATCGATATACTTAGATAGTCTTTGTTCTGGCATTCCAGTAGTATCGATAACACTAAAAACTTCATTATCTACTAAAAGTGCATAAACTTTATCTTGCATATAAAAAATCCCCCTAATGCAATTATAGCATAGGGGGAAATTTTATTTATTTTTTAATAAATACAACTACCATTATAACAGAAGTATGGTGCAGAGCAAGGTGGTCTACATCCTGCTGCTGCTGGTGTAAATGAGTACGCTGGTGTAAATGCATACATTGGTACGAATGAGTACACTGGTGTAAATGCATACATTGGTACGAATGTGTACACTGGTGTAAATGAATACATTGGTACGAATGTGTACACTGGTGTAAATGAATACACTGGTGTAAATGCATACATTGGTACAAATGAATATGGTGTAAATGCATACGGTGTAAATGAGTACACTGGTGTAAATGCATACGGGGTAAATGAATATGGTGTAAATGAATACGGCGTAAAGGAATACGGAGTAAATGAGTACACTGGTGTAAATGCATACGGTGTAAATGCATACGGTGTAAATGAATATGGTGTAAATGCAAATGGTGTAAATGAATACGGCGTAAAGGAATACGGAGTAAATGAAAATGGTGTAAATGCAAATGGTGTAAATGAATACGGGGTAAAGGAATATGGTGTAAACGAATACGGTGTAAATGAATACGGTGTAAACGAGAATGTCGTTACATTTGAAGAAGAGGCCGATGCTGTTCCAGATCCGTTATCATTTGTTGCGTAGATTGTATAAGACTGAGTTCCTGATTGAGTAATGTTTACAGAAGTTGCTCCAGCACCTGCAGAAGCAGATGAACCGTCATTTCCTGTAATTACATAACCAGTAATTGCTTTTCCACCTGTCGATGTCTGTGGAGACCATGTAACTGTGTCATATTGTGCTCCCGCTACGTTTGCTGCTGCACCTGGATTTGGTGATGATACACCTGGTGCAGACATTGTTGCTGGAACTGTTGTAACGGTTACTGCAGCAGAGGCAGAGGAGGCTGCAGAGGTTCCTGCAGCGTTAGTTGCTGTTACTGTAAATGTTGGAGTTGCAGTTGAAGCAATTCCAGTTACAATAATAGGAGAAGATGCTCCAGTTGCTGTTTGACCAGTGCTTGCTGTTACCGTGTAGGATGTAGCAGCAGGAGAAAGTGCTGGTAAAGAAAATGCTACAGAAACTGCTCCATTATTGAACGCTCTTCCTGTTCCAACGTCTGTTCCAGTAACACCTGTTGGTGCTAATGGCTCCAAAAAGTCATTTGACGCTTGGGACTTCTTACCTATTCTCTTACCTGATGCCATTGTTAATCTCCTAATTTCTTATTGAATTTTGTATTACGCTGTCAAGTCGCCAAAGACAACCCATGTATTTGCTGCTCTCTTAAAGAGAGTTGCAGATGACCAAGTTGTACGAAGTTTCAAGCCAGGTGTTGCGTTAACAGTTACAGTTCCATCTACTGGGGCAATTGTTACTTGTCCTGCTCCAGTTTGAAGAATATCAATAGATGTTCCTACTGGATATGCTACTGCTGTATTTGTAGGGATTGTAATTGTTACTCCAGTTGCAGAAGAAACTTCAATTAACGAATCTCTTTCTGTAAGTGCTGAAAGTGTATAGGCTGCAGTCTTTTGAACAATTGGTGTCCGTGAGGCTACGCCTTCCTTTGTTTGTGTACCGTCTGTAAATGCTACTCCAGATGCTGCAACTGTTACTGTACCAGTAAATGTTGGTGAAGCAAGTGGTGCCTTTAAACCAAGGCTTGTTGTGACTGTTGATGCAAAGTTTGCGTCATCACCAAGTGCTGCAGCGAGTTCATCAAGTGTGTTAAGTGCTGCTGGAGCACCTGTTAGTAGTGCATTAACTTGTGATGTTGCATCTGCGATTGCTTCTGCCTTTGCAGTTGCGATTGCTGAAGCCTGTGCAGTTGAAACTGGCTTTGCTGTATCGGCTGTGTTATCAGCAGATCCTAGTCCAACCATAGTCTTTGTAATACCAGAAACAGTACCTGTAAATGTTGGTGAAGCAACTGGTGCTAATAGACCAAGAGCAGTGTCAAGTCCTGAAATCTTTGATGTTGCTATTGCTGCTGTTGCACTTATGTCTCCATTAACAATTGTTAAGTCTGCAATCTTAGCAGAAGTAACTGCTCCATCTGCAATCTTTAATGTTTCAACAGCATCTGTTGCAAGTTCAGATGATGCTACTGCGCCAGCAACAATCTTTGAAGAAGTTACTGCATTGTCTGCAATCTTTAATGTAGTTACTGAGCCTGTAGCAAGTTTTCCTTCTGTAACATTTGCATCAACAATGTGTGCTGTTTCAACTGAAGAATCTGCAATCTTGGCAGAAGTTACTGCATCATCATTAATCTTTGCTGATGTTATTGCTAGGTTTGCAACTTTAGCGGTAGTAACTGCATCTGCTGCGATCTTGGCATCTGTAATTGCAAGTGCTGCGATTTTAGCAGTTGTTACTGATAGACCAACAATTTCGGTTGTTCCAACTGAGTCATCAGTTAGGTGTGACTGAGAAATTGAATTATCTGCAATCTTAGAACCAGTTACAGCAGCGTCTGCAATCTTAGAAGATGTTACTGCATCTGCTGCAATCTTTGCATCTGTAACTGCAAGGGCTGCGATCTTGGCATCTGTAACTGCAAGGGCTGCGATTTTAGCAGTTGTTACTGCAAGATCATTAATTTTTAATGTTTCAACAGAATTAGTTGCAAGTTCTGATGCTCCAACGGCTGATGCAGCGATTTTGTCTGCAGTTACAGCGCTGTCTGCGATATTTGTTGTTTCAACTGCTCCTGTTGCAATCTTTCCAGAAGTAACTGCAAGGGCTGCGATCTTACCAGTTGTAACTGATAAACCACCAAGTTCGTTTGTTCCAACTGAGTCATCAGTTAGGTGTGACTGAGAAATTGAATTATCTGCAATCTTAGAACCAGTTACAGCAGCGTCTGCAATCTTAGAAGATGTTACTGCTGCTGCATCAATCTTTGCAGTTGTTACTGCAAGATCGTTAATTTTTAATGTTTCAACAGAATTAGTTGCAAGTTCTGATGCTCCAACAGCAGATGATGCAATTTTGTCTGCAGTTACAGCGCTATCTGCAATATTTGCTGTTTCAACTGCTAGTAATGCAATCTTTCCAGAAGTAACTGAAGAATTGTCAATTTTTGCAGTAGTTACTGCAAGATCATTAATTTTTAGTGTTTCTACTGCTGAAGTAGCAATTTGTGTTGCAGCAACGGCACTATCTGCAATCTTATCATTTGTTACTGCATCGTTTGCAATTTTAATTGTTGTAACAGAATCTGTAGCAAGTTTTCCTGCTGTAACATTTCCGTTATTTATTTTTGCAGTTGTTACTGCGCTATCTGCTATCTTTGATGTTTCGATTGCAAGGTCAGCAATTTTTGCAGTTGTTACTGCGCCTTCTGCTATTTTTGATGTTACTACAGAAAGATCTTCTGGTGTTCGTTCATCTGAGAATCTTTCATCAGTTACATATGCTAAATCTCCTGTATCTGAAATTCCGTGTATGCCAGCAGATGCTGCTGCATGCTGGTTTAACTGATCAATTGCTGAACCAAGTTCTGCAAATGTATCTAGGTTTGCATTAGAGCCTTCAACCAACTTAGCCATATAAGCAAGAGGAATAAGTCCATCTGCGTTAAGTGGTGCAGTTCTAGTATAGTTTGCTGGATCAGAGGCATCTCCAATTTCTGCATAAGTTACAAAATCATCAAGACCGCCAAGATCTTCTAAATTTTTAAAGTATGAAAGGCCTGACCAAACAGTGCTTCCGTCACCCATCTTAAACTGATTAGTGTCTGTTTCGAAACCAATCTCACCTGCTGCTAATACTGGGTTTGCAGCCGTCCATTGTGCTGCAGTACCTCTGCGCTGTTGCATTCTTGTTGACATATTTAGTTCTCCTTAGTACGGGCTGCGTACGTATTCTTTGTAATTATACCATTGAGTAGTGAAGTTATTCTCATACCCCGCCACCATCAATAATGTCTGCTGCATTTAACTTTAGATCAAGCGCTGCTTGAGTTGCTGTAGATACAGGCTTATTTGCGTCTGTAGTGTTATCCACTGAACCTAGTCCCACCATTGACTTTGTAACACCAGAAACGGTGCCTGTAAATGTAGGTGAAGCAAGAGGAGCCTTTAAAGCAAGAGCACTTGTTATTGTTGACGCATAGTTTTCGTCATCTCCTAGTGCTGCTGCTAATTCATTAAGAGTGTTAAGGGCTGCGGGTGCTGTATCTATTACTGCTGCTACTGCTACTGAAGCAGCGTTATCTGCATAAGCCTTTGTAGCAAGTAGTGCTGTATCAACAATTCCGTGAACATTTGTGGTGTCTTCTTCGTGTGAAGATAATGCAGAGGCTGCTGTGGCTTCTGCACCTGACTTTGCATTGTTAGCCTTTGTAGTTGCATCTGCTGAAGCGGTGGCCTCTGCTGCTGCTTGTGCAGCGTTAGCCTTTGAAGTAGCATCTGCTGATGCTGTTGATACTGATGCTGCGTCACCAGAAACTCTAAGTGCTGCTTCTGCTGCTACCTTAGATGTAGCGTCTGCTGATGCTGTAGCCTCTGCTGCGGATTGAGCAGCATCTGCTTCTGCCTTAGCGAATGCTGTTGTAGCAATCTGAGTAGTATTAGTATCTGCTGCTGCGGTAGGTGCTGTAGGGGTACCAGTAAGTGCTGGTGATGCTAGGGGTGCCTTTGTTGCTAGTCCTGATGCAATTGTTGTAAAAAATGCTGGGTCATCGCCAATTGCTGCTGCGATTTCATCAAGAGAGTTTAGGAGTCCTGGTGCTCCTTCGATCATTGTATCAAGGTCAACGAAATAATTTAGGTCTGACCAACGGTTTGTTCCATCACCAATTTTAAACTTATTTGTATTGGTTTCATATCCTATTTCTGCTACTCCAAGGATTGGATTTGCATTGGTCCACATTGTTGCGGTACCTCTGCGTTGCTGCATTCTTGTTGCCATTTATATTTCCCCCTTATGCGTTCTACGCATGTATTACTGTCTTATTATAACATCTGTTTTAGTTAAAATTGTCTACTGCTGTTCCACCATCAAAGATATCTTCAAAAACTGTAGTGTCAGGATCTCCTGCTGCTGCAGATGTTCCCTGTGGATCTCCAGGAATTCCTGCATCCATAAATGTAGAAACCACTAAGCCATTTCCATCAATTGCTGTATCGTGGATATGCTGATGAATAACTAATGCGTCATCCATTGTTGCTGAGGTATACCAAGTGCCACCATAGTAAAAGTTTACTCTGTTAACATTTGTATCTAACCATTGTGAACCATTAATTGGTGAAGAGGGAGCAGTATCTGAAACAGCGATTGCTCTTAAGTCAATATACTCCTTAGTCGCTGCATGTGAAGCAAGGGTTGGTGCCCCTACTGTTACTGCATCTCCAAATGTACCGCCGTTTGCTACGACTAATCCATTCTTGACCTTAAAGTCTTTATCGACTGTTGCCATTTACTACTCCCTCTTCCAACTATTTTTTATTTTTTATTATGCTACTAATGTTCCGACAACAGTTACTGTTGAAGTATTGTTGGCAGTTGTTACTAGAAGTTGTACATCTGTTCCTGAGATACCTGCTGAAATTGATGACGCTGAGCCATTTGTTCCAACAATTCCGTATTCAGTAATTGCAATGTTATCTGAAGTGTCAAGTGTCAAAAGAACCTTTGAGACTTCAGTGTGTGTTGAGTAGGCAACCTTTACAAGGTATTCTGCTGAACGGTAGTCAGCCTTAGCAAAAGCGTGGGCTACCTGGATTCCTGCTGTAGGTGCTGAAAGTGTTGCTGCAACTTGCTTAGCAACTGAGTTTAACTCAACTGCTGTGAAGTTTGGAACAACTGCTTCAAGAGCGTCTACTGCACGAACATCTGTGAAGTACTTGTTTGTTGTACCTTCTGCAAGGTCATCAGTATCAGAATCCGCTACACCGTTTTCTGCGGTAATAGTAAGTCCTGCGCCAGATCCTGTGATTGTAATGTTTGTAAGTGAAGCACCAGTCAAAAGATCTGCTGCTGAAGTCTTAGCACGACCATCTGTAAAGTAAAGGTTTGTTGCACCCTCTTCGATGTCGTCTGTGTCAATAAGATCAATCTGATCTTCAATTGTTCCACCAACAGCGTCAATTGCTCGCTGGTTTGTGAAGTAAAGGTTTGTGCCTTCTTCAATATCTGATGTTGAAATTGCATTTACTGCATTAGTAATGGCAGTGTTGCGGTTTGAAACTTCAGTTGAAATTGCTGAATCTGTGTAAGAGTTAGCATCTGTTTCTGCAGTGTTTGCATAACCTTGAGCAGTTGTAAGTGCTGTTGTAATTTCTCCATCTGTATAAGAGTTAGCAGTTGTTACTGCATCAGACTCTGCTGTGTTAGCATAGTTCTGGTAAGCAGTAGTAATCGCTGTCTCTCTACCATCTGTGTAAGAGTTTGCAGCAGTTTCAGCATCATCTGCATAACCTTGTGCTGCTGTGTCAAGATCTGAAATCTCTGTATCTACATAACCCTTAGTTGCTGCATCTGTTGAAGATGTTGGTGCTCCAAGGCTTGTAACTTTATTTGTTCCGCCGAAGTCAAGGTTTCCGCTCATGCTGTCGCCAGCCTTTGCTACCTTTTCACCAATTGATGTTGTAACTGTTGTAATAAAGTCTTCGTCATCACCAATTGCTTGAGCCAACTCATTAAGAGTATCTAGCAGTTCTGGTGCTCCGTTAATTAAGTCTGCAACTGCTGTATCAACGTATGACTTTGTTGCTGCATCTTGGTTTGCTGAAGGATTTAAAAGACCAGATACCTTGTAACCACCAGCAGCAAGATCACTACCAAGTGTCTTATTAGAAAGTGTCTGTGTATCTGTTGTACCAACAACATCACCAGTTACTCCGTGTGCTGAAGTGTCTGATTCGTGTGTTGAAAGATCTCCTGCTACTGTACCAACAATTCCATCAGCATAAGACTTTGCATCAGCCTCTGCTGTGTCTGCGTATGATTCGTAAGCAGTTGTGATTGCAGTTTCACGAGCATCAGTGTAAGCCTTTGCATCTGTCTCTGCCTGGTCTGCATATCCCTGAGTTGCAAGAACATTTGAACCCCACTTAACAGAAGAGCCTGCTGCTGGAGTAAGAACGATATGAGAATCAGAATTGATTGTCATTGCTCCTGCGCCAGTGAAGTTAAGTGTATCTCCAATAGTTTTGTTTGTTAATGTTTGTGTGTTGGTTGTTCCAACTACCGCACCAGTTGCACCGTGTGCTGCTGTTGCATTTTCGTGATCTGTAAGATCTTCTGCTACTGCATCTGCTTTATTTGTGGCATCTGTTGCTGCTGCGGACTGGGCTGCTGCTGCTGCACCTGCTACATCGTATGCTAATGCTGTTGCATCAAGTGCTCTTTGGTTTGTGAAATACTTGTTAGTTGCATTTTCTGCAAGATCTGCAGTGTCATGGTTTGCAAGACTTGAAACTGTACCAGTAACATCACCAGTTAAGTCACCAGTTACATCTGCTGTGATTGTCCCTGCAGCAAAGTTGCCATTTGCATCACGCTTTACAACTGTGTTTGCTGTGTTAGCAGATGTTGCTGTACCACCAATAAGATCAATAATATAATTTTGATCTGCTGTTTTCTTTGTAAGAACGTCAAAACCGTTAACTGTCGCTGTTGTACCTTCAACGATTAAACCACTCTTAATTTTAAAATCTTTATTTACTGTTGCCATTTTTTATATCTCCTTTTATTATGCCTTAAGTCCCATACGTGCGTAACGTACAGTGACTGGCTTGATCGCAGGATCTGGAGTGACTGTTAAGGCCACGGTATTTCCAGTGCGAGAGACATTAATGGTGCCAATATTCCCATCATTGTCGATAGTGCCGTATTCGCTAACTGATACATCTGTACCGTCAGCGAGAATTGTTAGTTCGGTTGCATAGAATTTATTGTCTCCTGCAGAGGTCTTTGATATTGAAACAATATACTTGACCATACGCCAAACTGTTGCATCAAAGTTATCAATAACAGTTACATTCTCAATGCCAGTGATTGTATTTTCATTATTACCGTAAGAACCCAGATCTGTTGCCTGAGCCGTTGCGGTATCAATTAAATCTTCATAATTTTCTTGAGTAGGTCTATCTCCTGTTTGAAATAGACTTTTAACTCCTGTAATTGATATCTTTGCCATGTTGATATTATAACATGTGTTTAATAAGACTATTAAAGGATATAGTTGCTGTAGCCAATTACTTGCAGTGGAATTGCTGGGGTATTTCCCAAACCAATAGCCTGAATCTGAATTGCTGTAAATCTAACCCTAAAAGGCAATATATCACTTACTATTACGTTTCTAGTTACTTCTTCTACTCTAACTAGGGGGTAGTCTATAGGAAAAATTTTTTTTGTTTTGCCGTTAAGTTCATCAAGTATTAATGCTGTGGCCATTAATCTGTTACATCTTCAAGAATCTTCATGCTACCCTGGCAAACTGTCCAGACTCTTGTTGGATCGCTAACCTGAATATCAAAGATGTCTCCTGTCTGCAAAACATTAGATTCTTCTGCTGTAAGCCAAACTGTAAACTCTCCAACTAGGTCATCTTCATCTGCAACTGGATGTAAGGCCATAACCGTTATAGCGTTATCTGTAATTACACCAGGAGTTGAGGTTGGTCTTTTAATCTTCATAGCAATGTCCCACTCAGATCCCTCGCCTTTTAGAATTAATGGGACTTTGGCATCATCTGTTACATAAACCTTAAAACCAGAGGTGTCTCCACGAACAACAGTCCAAATAACTGTTGGTGGTGCATTTCCAATGTCATACGATGTTTGAGATCCTCTTAGAGTTGCCATTAAATTATTATACCATGAGTCTTGACTCTGGCCACTCAAACTCGATGCTTTTTACTGTTCCAGCATATATATCGTTCCATGAGTAAGGGGATCCAAATTCTGGTTTTTCCATTCCAATAAACTTAAAGTTTTGTGGAAGGTCATTTTGATTTCTAATTCTATGAATATACCCTGTAAAGGTGCTTCCAAATGTTCCAACAAAGTCTTTTGATTTTGCCATTATTAAAGCACAGACTGCGCCATAGGCAATTTCTGAATGAATTGGTAAAGACATAAACTCTTTACTAAAGTTGTCAACAATAATATCATCAAGAAATTGAATATTTTTATTTTTAAACATCTTGTGATTGATGTCATCAGTTAATACAATTATTGGACTACTGTCAAATTTAGATATTTGATCTGAGATCATCTCTTCTCTAGTTCTAAAAACTGGCTGATGGTCAGTAAGCCTTACGTGAACTCCATTAAACTCTCCTAAATAATTAGAAACTAAGTCTGCAAACTCTATATACTCTTTTTTAAATTTAACTGTTGACAATTTTTCATCAAGTTCTTTTGTTCTACCAAAAAAGAACCTAGAGTAGTGAGATATGTTGTATCCGCTAAGATGAAAATCTTTTTCATCAAAAGTTAAAAGATATCTTCCATCTGCAAAAGAAGTTTCTTCTTCACCAGGAGTTACTGTATAGTAAAAATTTTGTAGTGCATCTTCGAACAAAACCTCTGACTCTGAAAATTTAAAAATGTTGTTTAGATTTATAATTTCATATATTCCAGTTGAATCGTAATCAATTAAATCAAGCGGACTAGTATCGTCACGAGTAATTATCGACTCTCTTCGTCCAACATTATCTTGCCCCCTAAGAGATGGGGTATCTATTGCACTTTTGTTGTGATCTTTTCCATTATATAAAATTATTTCTTTACCTGTACAGTGAGCAAGACCTACTGCAATCTCAAGACTCATTATTCTATTAATTAGTCCAGCATGATGCCACTTATAAAAAATTTTACCTGTCATTAATTTGACTTTGTATCCACTTATATGTTTTATATATTCCTTGCTCTAATGACATTGAGTATGTCCAGCCAAGTTTTTCTTTTACTAAGTCGTTATTAGAATTTCTACCACGAACCCCTAATGGGCCATCGATATGTTTTCTGTTTACGTTTTTCCCTTCAACTCCTGCTGCAATACCTACTAACTGATTAATTGTAACCATCTCTTCAGACCCAATGTTTATTGGTCCAGTAAAGTCTGATTCCATAAGTCTTCTTGTTGCCTCTATGCATTCATCTATGTATAGGAATGAACGGGTTTGTTCTCCATCCCCCCAAATTTCTACATCTCCATTCTCTGGAGTCATAATAACTTTTCTACAAATTGCTGCAGGTGCCTTTTCTTTTCCGCCATCCCAAGTTCCTTCTGGACCATATATGTTGTGGTATCTGGCAATGGCAACTGGTATTTTATTATTTCTATTAAAGGCAAGGAACATTCTTTCACTAAACAGTTTTTCCCAACCATACTCGCTATCTGGATCTGCAGGATATGCATCAGACTCTCTTAATCCTGGATTGGCTGTGTCTAATTGTTTATGCTCTGGATACATGCAGGCAGAACTTGAGTAAAAAATTTTTGTATTATTAAAATTATATTTATCATTTAGTCTTGATTGTGCTCTTAAAAGATTAAGATTTATTAATGCTGAGTTTTCCATTATTTGAGAATCATTTTCTCCAGTAAATATATATCCTGCACCGCCCATGTCTGCAGCAAACTGATAGATTTCGTCAAAGCCTGTAATTAACTTATATGGAATCTCATTATAAAAGTTTCCTTGATATCCTTTAAACTGAATAACCTTTTCAACATTTTCGTATACAGATAAATCTCTTTCAATAAATTCATCTGCCAATGTTTCTGAAAAATCTGGATGCTTTAAATCAACACCACGAACCCAATATCCTTCTGACTTTAAACGCCTTACCATGTGGCTTCCAATGAAACCACCTGCTCCAAAAACTAATGCTGTTTTTTGTGGCATTATGAAAGTCCGTTCTTTAGTGCTCCCCAAGTTCCATTACCTTTTGCCTCAACAATAATGGTTCCTGATGTAGCATGTGATTTTGCTACAATACCAACTGCTCCACCAGCACCTGATGGTTTTAAATTGTTATTGTCTTCTGCCACAAGACCACCAAGAGCACCAACGTATAGGGTGGATCCTGCAGAATAAGAACTTGTATTTATGTTTTGTAAAACTCCAGCAACTACTACTACACCAGTTGAAGATGCTTGAAGATTTTGTTTTAATAGTCCTAGAATTGGCTTGGTTGTTGATGCTAAAGCCTTTTTTATTTTTGTTCCTCCATCATAACTTGAAACATAGACAGGCGTTCCTTTTATTAATTCAAAAGTTTCATCATTAATCACACTAATTTGTATTATAGATAAATCTAATCCATCTAAAGTTTCACTTACTTCTTGCGCTAAAATTGCAATATCTCCGTGTACATTTACGGGATCTGTGCTTAATGGATATGGTAATGGGAAATTTCCGCTTGTTTGTGATGACATAGTGTAATAATTATACCACCATCTAAACTTGACTTTTGCACAAAATCCATGTTATACTAGGAAGTAACAACCCTGTAAAGGGTTTTTCGTTTCTAAGGAGGAACAGATGAATATAACACAAGATAAACAAAAACTCATCGGAATACTCACGATTATAGTAATGTTGGCACAGGGTCTTAATGTGGCAAATGCTAGTGAACGCAACAACTTGAGTACGAAAAGCGAAGTATCTGATACTACAGCCTCGAAAGAGGTTTTTTTGGTTTCTAAGGTAAAAAGACTAGAGAGTTTTGAAAACAAGACATCTCTTACCGATAAAGAACTAAAAGAATTACTTAGCCTTGTAGGATTTAAGGGAAATGACTTAGTAGTAGCCTGGGCTATTGCTAAGAAAGAATCTAATGGAAGACCATTGGCATACAATGGAAACCATAAGACTGGGGACTCCTCTTATGGGATGTTTCAAATCAATATGATAGACAGCCTTGGTCCTGATCGTAGAACCAAGTTTGATCTTGAGTCAAACGCAGAACTATTTAATCCCGTCAAAAATGCAGAGATTGCATATTACATGACTAATGGCGGTGAGGACTGGTCTTCTTGGAAAGGAATCACTCCAAAAACTAAGTCATGGATGAGTAAATTTCCTAAATAAAAAATATAACAAAAAAAGCCCATTTGCTTAATTGCATTTGGGCTTTTTGTTTTGTTCAAATTTTAAGGTGGTGTGCACTCTCCAAAGACTGGATCATATGTTCCACCACATGCTTGGCACTGTGATTGATTTAGTATTGAGAAATCAGAACAAAGGCTATTTGGTGTAAAGGAGTATGGAGTTGCTGGTGTAAAGGTATATGCTACAGGTGTAAAGGTATATGCTACAGGTGTAAATGTATAGGCTACAGGTGTAAAGGAGTATGGAGTAAATGTATAGGCTACAGGTGTAAAGGTATATGCTACAGGTGTAAAGGTATATGCTACAGGTGTAAATGTATAGGCTACAGGTGTAAAGGAGTATGGAGTAAATGTATAGGCTACAGGTGTAAAGGTATATGCTACAGGAGTAAATGTATAGGCTACAGGTGTAAAGGAGTATGGTGTAAAGGTATACGCTACAGGTGTAAAGGAGTATGCTGGTGCATTTGGATCGGAACACTCGTTATATGTTGCATTCCAGTTTCCACCACAACTAGTACATGTTTGTGGATTGGAGATTAAAGAAAGATCGGCGCAATTGCTGTTAGGAGTAAATGTGTATGCTACTGGAGTAAAGGTATACGCTACAGGTGTAAATGTATATGTCATTGGGGTAAATGAGTATGCTACTGGGGTAAATGAGTATGCTACTGGGGTAAATGAGTATGTTGATTCATTTGGATCCCAACACTCGTTATATGTTGCATTCCAGTTTCCACCGCAGGTCTGACATTCTGATTCATCTAATAATGAGAAGTCAGAACAAAGGCTATTTGGTGTAAAAGAGTATGCTGTAGGGGTAAATGTATAGGCTACAGGTGTAAATGTGTAAGAGGTTGTAGGTGTAAATGTGTATGTAGCAATATAGTTATACACAGTAATTGAAACATCTGATCCAAGGGGAACAACGGTTCCTGCAACTGGGTTTTGAGTTTTAACTTTTCCATCATTTTCTGGTGTTGCACCTGCACTAGTTGTTCCAATTGTTGGGGCATTAACTAATCCAGCATCAACAATCAGTGCCTGTGCTAAATTACTAGTGTATCCAACAACATCTGGAACGCTCACAGTTGTTGATATTGGAGTGAAAGAATATGCTACAGGTGTAAATGTATATGCTACTGGTGTAAATGTATAAGAAGTTGCAGGTGTAAATGTATATGCTACTGGTGTAAATGTATATGCTACTGGTGTAAATGTATAAGAAGTTGCAGGTGTAAATGTATATGCTACTGGAACAAATGTATACGCTACAGGAGTAAATGTGTAGGCTGGTGTAAACGAGTAAGGAGTTGCTGGAACAAATGTATATGCTACAGGAGTAAAGGTGTAAGGTGTAGTAGGGGTAAATGAGTATGCTGGAGTAAATGAATATGATGTTGGTGTAAATGAATATGGAACTGAAGAAGATGATTCTATAATATCTCCATAAGCAAGCCATGTATTGGTGTCAATTTTTAAAAGTGTAATTTTTGAATATCTAGAGTCAAACTCAAGTGGAGACTCTGGCACTGTTGCTGGAAGTGATTCTCTGCCTTTTGATTTAAGTGAAACTCCAATTGCTGGTTGAATGCTTGTTGTTCCACTTCCTAGTTGAACAATTTCTATTTTATAACCTGCAACAATTGTTTCTGAAGAATTGGCGGGAATAGTAATTACATTTGATGATGAAGAATCAACAGTAATAATTTTACCAGCATCACCAGCAGTTATTGTATAGTTAGTTAACTTATTTGATATTTGTGAATAACCAACAAGGTTTTTCCAAACTCCGCTATAATAATATTGAAGTTGATTTATTTGCTCTCCAGCATTTGTTTGTCTAATAAAACAAACTAGACCGTCTGGTGCTGATGGTATTGCTGCATCTCTTGCATTTGGATTTTGAAAATTGTTTACTCCGCCTTGAGCATAAAGAACTTCGTTAAATGTTACAGGATTACTTGAAAATTCATGAACACCAGTCCAGTCATAATTTGCTGCTGTGTTTGTTGTTCCAGCAATAGGGAACCAAGTCTGACTTGCTTGATCATAAATATATGCAACTTTTCCATTAGAACTAATTGATGTCATCTGATGTCAACCCCAATGCTCTTAGTTCTGCTTCGCTTAACCCTAAAGAGATAAACTTCATTATTGCTCTTTCTTTTAAAATTTGATCTGATGTTTTTTCGTTAGACATTATGCACCAATCTCCAACCATGCGCTACCTGAATAGACATATATTTTGAGTGGTGAAGAATCTGAGTCAACCCAAAGCATTCCCTGTGTAAGTTCTAAACTTGGAGCAGATGTTTGATATTTTGCAGTTGCATTAATTGCTGTTGCTATAGGAGATGACGAAGAATTTACCCAAATAAATCCATCTCTTAAGTCTGTTGGCTCGGTTGCAGTATAGTCTGAACCAATACCACGAGACTCTTCTCTTTCATCAAGAGCCGTCAATTCATCTTGTATTGACTTTAAATGACCAGCAACAGAGTTAGTGACAAGTTCTGATTCTGTTTCTGGTACAGTAGTTGTTCCATAATGGTATAGTTTTAGGGCTGCCTGAATATCTGCTGCTTCTTCGTAGCCAGGTATCTTGGTAGGGTATAAGGGTCCAATATTTTCAGCCATAGGTAATCTCCATCAAAATTATACCACCACATTAACAAATAAATGAATTGTTTTTGGTCCGCTGAGCGGTATCCATGAAGAAGAGACATATTCGGCAGCATTGATAGTTATTGGTAAAGAAAGTATTCCATTGACAGACAAGACATCTCCAACTAGTATAGAAGATGCTGTTGGGTTAGATCCAACTATTGAGTGCTGAATGTTAAAGTTTGATGATGAAATAAGGCCAACTTGATCTGCTGGTATGATGTTAATTAGTGGAATATTTATTGTGTTTGTTGATCCGTCAGCAAATGTTCTTAAAAGGTTTGAACTATATGTGTTAGGAATTAATTTAAGTATTTTTGTCCAAGTATTTACAGATGCAATATTTTGATATTGATACTGATAAAGATAGTCTTCATGATTTGGGTCTATGTTTATATATAAATCAAATATGTTTGGAATTTGTCCAATATCGTTTAGATTTGGATCTCCCATCCCAACAAATATTAGACTTCCTCTTTCTCCTTGAGGACCAAAGTCTAAATCAACGCTTATGCTTGTTGGACCACCTAAAACAGTTATATCTTCTGTTGCAAGCAGTATGTCTGTCATGACTCTTTAACGACCTGACCAGTTACAGTGACATTTCCTGTTAACAAAGTATAAACTAATGGATAGTCTCCACCAGTCTTTTTTACTTGAACGTCATAGACGTATGTAGTTCCTGATGTAAGGTTTTCTCCTTGTGCTGGAGTGATTACACACTTTACGTATTCCCCGTTATCAGAAATAGTTGCAAGACATTCTATTTTCCCAGTATTACCAGCGTCTCTAGCGGTATTTATCCAAAAATATGAGTTGTTATAGTTTGAAAGATTAAAAACAGTACCGTCTGCTTTTTTAGGATAAACATTAAATTCGTACGTGTCACCCTTATAGTAGTTAATATTTAGTTCACCTGGAAATGCCATAGTTTTATTATACCACGCTGACGTACACTGAATTGAGAATTACGGAGGCCTCAAAATCTGATCTTAGTTGTGGTACCGCTCCGTTTCCCCACATTTTTTGATTCTCAATAAATAGTTGTTGTGTTAGAGACAGATTGTAGGTGTGTTGGTATTTAAACGATCCAATAAACTGAGAAACCTCTTGTTCATGTGCTGGAAAAAAGGTTCTGGCCCACAACTCTGTGTTTGTACTAAATGTTGTTAATTCAAAGTTATAAGTAACAAAAACTTGTGCTCCAACCTTAAGTCCTTTAAAGTTTAGCATCTTTGAATGAGAATTCCAAAGGCTTACAGTGTCTTTAGGAAGATATTCCTCAAAACTAGTTTCTGATCCCATGTTTAGATTAACCCAGCCATCAATACCTTTTGTTGCTCCAAGTCTTATTTCTGTTGGCTTTCCGTTAAAGTATCCAGCCCAACCTGCTTGCTGACCAGAAGAAGATAAAGAACTTATACCATTTTGTCCAGAAGGTCCTTTTTCTCCTTTTTCTCCTTTTTGTCCTTTTTGTCCTTCTAGTCCTTGAGGACCAACAGATCCATCCTTGCCGTCTCTACCTGCTGGGCCTTGGGGACCAACTGGACCAGGAACTGGAAGAAAAGACAAACCATTATCTTGAAGTGGAATAGATTGTGTTTGTTCTACTTGTGCTGCGTATGTTGTTTTTTTTGCACCAGGAAAATCCATAGATTTAGAAGAAGCCATGAGCATATTATCTCATGTAATTATGATTTTACTTTAAAAGTTTTATTCTTAATTCTAATTACTGGTGGCAACTCTGGTCTTGGAGTTGTAATTTTTACTACCGCCATTATAGTGTACCTGTAATATCGCCAATAACGGATATTGTTCCAATAAGTGGTGTCCAAATAGTTTCTCCATCAATAGTTACTTGAAGGTCAAATGTTAACTCTGTTACAACTGACTTATATCCAGTTCCCCACAATTCAGTAATGGAAGCGGGAGCCATAATATCAACATATCCATTTCCAGCAGTAATCTCTAAAGAGTCCAAAGCGTCAGACTGAGGATCATAAGTAGTAGCCTCAAAGGTCCAATCAGATATATCAAAATATGTTACTTCGTCATCTTCTAAAAATTCAACACGAAGTGGAGAGGTATCGCCTCTAACAATTTGCCACTTAATTCTGGCTGGATCTGCTCCAAATATTTCTGGTCCGCACATAGTCATAATCTTGATTATACCATTAAATTAAAAATCTGGCATTTAGGAGATGGTGGGTAAGAGACAAATCCTAAATACCAGACTATAAAATTATACCATAATAGACAAAACGGACATAACATTAAAGTTTATCAAATTGTTATAATTGAGAATGTCCGATTTGTTACTTTTAGAATAATATGCCAGGATTGCGATAGTGTATACTTATATATATATAAGAGAAAAGACTATCCTATAGTTAGGTTTTTAAAAGATATCTTTATATATAGTATATAGCAAAATTATTTATTAAGTTTGTCAATGTGATCAAGTAACATTTTATACATATCGTCAAGTTTCTTTTCTTGGCGATCTCTAGATTTTATAGAGTCAATTCTCTGTTCGTCAAGAGCACTTTCTAATCTTGAAACTTGGTCCTTCATCGATGATCCAGAATTGGGCTTAAGTTCGCTGAGATAATGTTTTACCATCCACTTGATTGCGAAGGCGATTGATGATACAATTGTAAGTATCGCTACGATTAGGGAAGCCCAGTCTTGAATTGTCATAACTAGATTATTATAACAGGAGTTTATTAAAAATGAAAACTAACATACTTGCAACACTGGAGCATTCTAAGAATTTAATTATATCTCCCGACATGGATGGCTTTATGACTGCAAAATTGTTGGAGCGTTTTAACGGTTCGAAAATAGTAGGATCTTACGATAAAAATCTTTTATGTCTCGCCGACGGGATAAAGCCAGAAGAATGTTTGTTCGTCGATTGCGATATGAATCGAGAAGAGTTTGTATCTCTAGGCAATCATATGCGACTATTAGAAGACGGAATGTCAAGTAAGTCGTTCAATCCGAATGTACACTTCGGCGTAACGACATATAGCGACAAGTTTCCATATGCAACTGCGTTTTTAATTTCGTTCGCAACAGAGGTTTCTCTGTCCGACTCTGACCTCATACGCATGGCTTTTGCTGACTCAACTCTCAAGAACATGGAGAAATACAGCGATAACATGCGAAACTGGTCAACACGGATGGATCATCCTGCAGTAAAGTACATTACGGACAATTCGGACATTGCACGGGATAACGATAGACAAGCCAGATTTGATTATGTAGACCAATCATTTACTAGTAAGAGATACGGTAAGACAAGGTATCTACAAACCCTCAATGAAGCCTTAGAAAGCCAGCACATGAGTTTTGAGCCACTTACCCAAGGTGTAAAGTATCTTTGTGACAAAGTTGGCGCAAATACTCTTGTAAGGTATAATAGAGATATCATTTCATATGCGGAGATATTTACAGATGAGTATAGTATTACATATGACCAGGAGATTGAATGGAAATAGAGTTTTTTAATAAGGATGCCAGAGAGGTTTTTCTTGCGCCACAAAGCGTAGACCTATTTTTAGTTCACCCGCCATTTTTTAATACAAATAATCAACATTATGGTGGAGATATCTCTATGCAACTTCAAAATACAGAAAATGTAGAAGAATTTTATGAATCAATGACTACCTGTATGAAAAATATGGAAGAATCGCTAACAGAGGCTGGAAGCATACTTTTGCTTTTGCCAAATGAGCATATGTCATTTCGAGTTATTGCTGATATAGCAAATAATACAAACCTTACAATCAATAGATCTTTATTTTGGAATTTTGAAAAAAGTTATTTTGTCAACTCAATAACAGGTGGCGAGACAAACCTTATTTTGCACATAACCAAAAATAAAAATTTTCAATATCCCATAGCAGGGCTAAATAGTTTTGTTATAAACCAGGATTGGGTTCCATCGGATATCGATGTTCCTCAGTATAACGATATTGCATTTGTGTATGATTCATTTCCACATGAATTGTCTGATTTACTTGTCCCGCTTTTTTCAAAAGAAGGAGATACGGTTGCAGACATATTTGGAGGAACAGGCACTGTGGCTATATCGACATTAAAAAATAAAAGAAAAGCAATATATAATGACGCTTCATCAGCACAAGCCGAAATAGCCAAAAAACGAGTTGGTGCTATAATAGATAGTCTAGAGAAGGAGAAAGAAATGACAGTAGGTCAGTTTGCAGAAACAGATCCAATTTTTGAAACATTGGAACAAAAGACAGCACGTAGGGATATAGTCGAAATTATGGCACTTACGGTTGAAGATTTAAATCGTGAGCAAGCCAGAAAGCAATCACCAGAAGCGTTAGCACAAATCGAAGACTGGATTAAGGATCAGCGTCCAAACCTAGAAGTAATGCTTAATGCTATCTATGATTCTTTGAAAAAGGCTAACGTCACAATCTGATGTCTGATGATGTTCAGTTTAGTGATTTATTTGATCCAAGACAGCCTAGGTCAGACAAAGAACTAATTGAACAACGACTTGAGATATGCAATGCGTGTCCCTGGTTTAATAAAAGATTGGTAAAATGTAGGAAGTGTGGATGTTTTATGAAGTTAAAAACTACATTGAAACTTGCACAATGTCCTATAGGAAAATGGTGATGTATGTATAATTATGAAGATATGATTCAGTATCAAGATAACTTTATTAACAAAGAAGATCTTGCAATACTTAATTCCTTTTTTACAAAGATCGAACACTTCTCACCAAAAGATGTTGCATTTGTATCTCCGATTTATAATGAACAAACCTTAGAACATAAAACCGAAATTGATGATCCAGAAGTTATAAGAGTTATGCAAAAATATACTGAGTTAAGCCGTCAAGAAGCACAAAAAAGATTTATTGATGATCGTGGATACACGTTAAAAGAATATCATGGACATTCTGGAAATGAATTAATTCGTTGGTCAACAACTGGTAGTCTTGCACCACATGCAGATGGATATGATTTTCCCCCTCCATTTCCGTCATTAGATATTGCATGCCTTATGTATTTAAATGATGAGTATGAAGGTGGAGAAATTAATTTTCCAGAAAACAATATTATGGTTAAGCCAAAACCAGGAACGATTGTGTTTTTCCCTTGTCACTATATTCACGAAGTAATGGAAGTAACAGAAAACCTTAATGGCCCAACACGTAGGCACACAATGCCTTTATTTCATTGGTTCCATGTTAATATGCCAACAGTATAAAACTTTTTAGTTTTCAGTTGCGTGATCAGACTCTGCTTTACAAGAACATCCATCGCAGCAAGTTTCTGAAAATATTTTTACAGCAAGGCTATCCATCTCTGGCTTATATAATGAACTTTCAAAATTAAATTCATCATCCCAGGCATTCTCCAAATTATCTAAAATTCCCATAAATATATTCTATCACAAATCTGAATATTTTGTTCAGATGTATGATACATGATCTGTGAAAATAAAAGCAAAAAAGATAGTGAGCACATAATACCCACTATCTCTTTGTTTTATATCTACACTAGTGCCTGGTGTTTCTTTCCTTGCACCCACCCACTATGAATTCCAACGAGTGGTGCGTCGATGTTGACCGCAATTCCAATTGGAAGTGATTGTGCAAGTTGCTCAATAAATGTTTCAAGATTTTCTTTGTTATCAAAATACATTCCTTTTGTTGAGCCTGTAGTTGTTGTTAGTGTTACTTTTATCATTGTATCCTCTTTCTTATAATGGCTTCTGTCATAGTTGTTTATTGTTCCCCCGCTTGCGAGGTGCGCTCTGCGTCTATCTACTTCGGCTGACATAGTGTCTATGCTCCGAAGATAAAGCATAGAGTGATTGCTATAGCAACACCAATGAATGCTCCAATAGGTGCACCGAAGTCACCATTCTCATCTATCCAATCAATTACTGCTGTAAATGGGTTCATTTGATTTGTCCTCTCTTGCGTAGAGTAGCCTCTACTTGTGCTAATTGCTCAGGTGTAGCATTGTTAAAAGCGTTAATGCTTTCTCTAATCCATGGATACTTAACCATGTTAGCCTCATGCTCTTTAGCATAACGAGCCTGTTGTGCTAAGCGGTATTCCTCTAGTCGAGGTGATAATGTATTTAGTGTATTCATTGTGAATACCTTTCGTTAATTCGATAACCTTGTGTTATCTTTTTGCTGACCTAGGTTATTTGCTCTTATTTGCTACGCTCACCCTATTGCTAGGTTTATTTGGTAGGCTCAGAGGCTCACTAGGATTTCTTATTTAATTGTTATAGTAGTAATACTATCATAGGGGACTGACATTTTGACCCTTTTTAGGGGGTGTGTCTATGTGATATGCACCACATATATTTGGCTACTATTTAATTGTTATAGGAGTATCCTATCACATACCCTGCCAAAAGTCAAGACGACACGCCGTATATTGAATGTGATCTACACCACATTGGGACGTCGCCTGTGGATAACCTGTGCATAAACTATGTGACCCTTATCACAAAAATACTTTCCAGACACGCCCGAGAAACAGGCTAATTTGTCAGTGGTAGGTGTTATACTTCTAGTATAAAGAAAGTTGAGAAAGGTTCTCAAACTTAGAAAGGTCAGAAAATGACAAATAGAATATGGGAAAGTCGTAATGACTACCAAAATGAAAGTGACGCTATGCGTCTTGGATATGTAGCCTGCTCAGCAGGTTGCGGTAGAGTAACCGCTTGGTCGCTCTGCACTATGTGTGGCGGTAACTACGCTACTCATAACCTAGTAGGAAAGGGGTCTAAATAATGACTCAACTAACAATAACAAAATGCTCAGAGTTTTCAGAGCATAACCCTATGAAATCTGCTATCTCAGAAATTGGAGATGAGCAATTTACTTTCTGCCAAGATTGTGAAAATAACATTGAGCGTTGGTATGATGATACCGACCCTGAGCGTCTGCCTATGTGGTCAAGATGGAAGGTTACTAAATAATGACTAAACTAATTTGTTGCTTTTGTGAAAAAGTCTATTCTAGCGAAACTAAGTTTTGCTTTTCTTGTAATGAATATAAAGGTCTAATGACCATAAAAGAATTTGACGAATACTACGGAGAAAGGATTTATTCCTAATGAGTTTTTATCAAACCTTTTTTGAAAGTGGTAATGCACTATTCTGGTTTTCTATGATCTGTTTAATAAGTGGATTTTATTTATTTGTAAAAGAATAAATTTAATTCCCTGCAAAAAAATGGGACGTCTCCTGTGGATAACTTGTGGATAACTTGTGTGATGTTTATCACAAAAATACTTTTCCGACACGCCCGAAAAACACCCTAAAATGTCAGACCCCCCTGCTATACTTACTAGTATAAAGATTGAACAATAAGTAAATCTCTTAAAGAAAGGAATTCAAAATGAATTCACTAAAAGAAAAAGGATTTAAATTATCCTACCGAGTGGAGTTAGATACTAACCCACGCTATCCTCTAATGAAAGAGTTTAGTACTTGCCTAGGAGTTATCTTTAACTCAGAAATTGAGGCTAACAATTACTTAGACCTCGTAGCCTTAAAAGGTACAATACTAGAAACTAATCTAGTAGAAATCGAATACACTCCACGCAATAGCGTAGTGTATGCTACCAACAGAAGTTGGGAGTAATACTAATGAAAGATTTCGTAGAAAAATTAGAATTAGAAACCTACTGGGAAAGTCCAGCATTAGGAATTCACCCTGATTTAGCAAAAATGCTAGATGAGGCAATCAAGAAAGGTAGTTATACTAAATGAGTACACTTGTACCAATTAAATCAGTATGTGGTGCGACAAGCACTAGCATAGACATCTATGACTTAGAGTTAAACCCTCACGGAGTTATCTGTTGCGATAACTGTAAGTCAATCCTAGTCTGTCGCAAGGCTTGGGACTTTCTCTATAAGGTAGGTAAGTAAATGAATACACACGATAAAAGAGAATTAGCATACGCATTAGCAAAAGAAAAATACGGAGATAACGCTTATGTTGCTCTATGGGGTAGTGCTGGCGTACTACTTACCGAACAAGATTTAGATACTGTAATTAAAGTAATGGAGAAATAAAAATGAAAACACTTCAAGAAAAATTAGACGAAAGCGCAAAAGCGTTAGAGCCAATTCTTTGGGAATTACTAGATGAGATTGAGGAGAATAAATAAATGAAGAAAAATGTTTTAATTAGTTTTGTAACTGAAGCAGATACAGATCTTCAAGCAGTTTTTAATTTAAATAAAGTTTTTGCTAAACTTAGCGAAAACGAATTAGAAAAATTTAATGCGTTTGAAGTTTTACCTGTTGAATAAATAAACCAAGATCGCAGAATAAAATCTGCGATTTTTGGACGTCCCGTGTGACCGACATCACATGCGACACGCCGTGTTTGGACTTGACTTTTTAACATTTTTCTGATACTATTCTAGTATAACAATTAAATAAAGATAAATCAGGCAGTGAGCCTAGCAAATAAATGTGACCAGTATCACAGTGAGCCTAGCGAATAAATGCCCTAATTTGTCAGCCCCCCGTGATAGGATAGTCTTATCACTTAAAGAAAGGAAGTCTATAAATGACTTACACTATAACACTAGAAACCTTTTCAGGTTCTACTAAAAAAATCAGCCTTGCCTCTAAAGGTGCGGTTGCTCAATTCATCTCAACTTATCCAACACAATTACCTGTTGGCGTTGTTGTAAAAATGTCGTGTGACGCTTTAGGCGTTAGCGGTGTTCTAAGAGGAAAGGCGGTTCTATAAATGATAAACTCCGTCTTAACAATTCCCTGCGAGGAATGTAATTCAACTGGTCTAATCTTTTTTGGAAACGATGAGGATTTTGATGTAGAAACTTGCGAATGCGATTTTGGTATTGAGCAAGACCTAGAACAATTTAACAACTAAAAGAATAGGAAATAAAATAAATGAAAACAGTAGAACACTCTCTAAAATTCGTAACAGAATTTGATGAAACTCACCCAATAGGAGCGCAAGCCCTTTCTATCCCCCACTCAGAATTAGTAAAACTTCTTGAAGGTATGCTAAAAGAATTACTAGTTCCTAAATTACAGCCTGCTCTTGATGAAATAAATGAGCGTGGCACTTACGCAATTCTAAAGGTGGCCGAATAATGAGCGATTACTTAGAATACTTAGACGAAATCTACGAGGAATTAGTAGATGAATTTGGACACGAAATAGAAAGCGAGTGTGCTCACAAATGATGACACGAAAAGACTATGTCGCTACTGCTGAAATTCTTAGCAATTATTTTGCTACTTCTGTTTTTGATGAGCAAGGAGAAATTTTATTTTCTGATTTAGTAGATGAATTTTCTTTAATGTTTGAAACAGATAATCCAAGATTTGACGCAAATAAATTTGCTCTTGCTTGCTATAAAGAAAGTGCGTTTGCGTAACTCATTAAGTAGCAAAAAAGATTTTCCCATTTTGATCGGTGGGAAAATTTTTGCGACGTCGGGGTCGGGCGTGTCGTACACAAGTTATACACAGGGTTTAAGATGTGAGATTTATCACATGACTTGAGCGTCTCAGTATTTGGAATTACTCGCTAGTAGGTTGATAAATGTCAGTAGAAAATGATAGGATTACAGAGTAATAAGTTAATTAAAGAAAAAGAAAGAGGTTGGCAAATGTCAGCAAATGTCTATACAATAGAACACCTACTAGTAGGAACACCTTATCGCTCACGCACTTTAACAGGCGAAATAATCTCAGCAGAGATACACCCTAAAGCAGTTTGGTATCAAGGTTGCGAAAGTTATCTAGTGGAAGTGCGCCCTAGTAATTTTGGAAAAGTCGTATGTCGCACAGTAGCAGTAAAGGTAGAAAATTAAAATGGGAGTAATGAAAACACTATACACAGAAATAGAAAATTGCGAAAAATGCTATGGGCAAGGTTGGCAATTTTGGGCACAGGGTGAGGACTTTGATACAGAGTCTTGCGATTGTAATCCACACCAATTATTTATCACTAAGGAGAATAACTAATGAATAACGAATACCTATACTCAATAACCGCAACCTATGATAGCGCAACCGCAGCGCATTGGGTTGGTCGCTACTCAGACGCAATTAGCGCAGTGACCGAATGGAATAAAATAACGGATTGGGGATTTGCTGATGAATACGCAACCTACAATTTCTCAGAGCCTTCAGGTAAAATGACTACTAAGATTTTTTATCGTGATGGAAAGGTCGGTGGAAAGTAATGGAAATTTTTGAGTTTAATACTTTCATAGATGTCGAGGCAGAGTCGTATGATGAAGCCATTGATGTCTTTCAATTCCAATTAAAGTATGGAATAAGTAAAGATAATGTCTATGTCGCAGACATAAAGCAATTAACTAACAACAACGAAAGTGTAGAGGTATAAATAATGGGAAGCGTAACAGCAATTGGATTAGCAGATAGCGTATTAGATTTAGAAACACAATTAGGTTATCACTTGCAGGGTAATCACTATCCACCAGTACCGCTAAGCATGGTACAACCTTGCATTGAGGCTATTGATGCAGCCTATGATGAGGACTATGATAGAGAAATTGCTATGCCACAAGGCATATTCTATAAAGGCAGTAATGTCGCACCAGCATGGGCAGTAATTGAACAACACCACCTATCATGGTTCATTGACCCAGTAGATGAGTATGAAGATGAAGAATAAAACACCTGATACAATGAAAACTATGGAATTGATCCACGCAGATAACTTGGAACCTAATCAACTAATGATTGGCGATTTAATTAAAGTTAATGATGACATTGTTGAAGTTATTTTTATTGAAAGTGATTCAACAGGAGATAACTATGACATACAAACCGAAAATGAATTTGGTGAAAAGGAATTTATACAGTATGCTTATACTGATTTAATTCCGTTGTATGTTTTTATTGAAGAATCAGAATAGTTTTTGTGCGCTTCCCCGCATAAAAATCTGACGTCCCGCCTGTGAGATTTATCACATTTTAAGATTTGACATTTTTATGTAATGTGTGTTAGTATTAGTTTATGAAGAAAACACAAGAGGAATTACGTAGGCTTATGGAATTACGCCGTAGCAATGCAGCCTCTGCCGTACCCTCTAAAAAGAAATATACTCGCAAGGGTAGAAAATGTCAGTCAGACATGCTACAATTAAAAGAAAACAATTAAGAAAGGTCGCCCCACTATGACATTCGAAAACGATGAAATACTAGATGAATACTATGCAACAACCTGCCCCTCTTGCCGTGAAAACTCAGTTGATGAGTATGAAGAAAAATGCACTCATTGTCTACTAGAAGAAATGTCCGCTACCTATAACGAAGACATTGCTCTAGAAATGAGTCTAGGTCTTGACTACTGATACAATTACTCTTAAACTAAAACGCTCTAATGATAGAAAGGTGGCTAACCTTGTCACAAAAAATGGAAAACAAGCAGCAATCGCAAATACCTTCGGCCTACCTGCTGGAAAGGCTTTCTCGTGCCCTGGTGCCACTAGTGTTTGTGAAAGCGTATGCTACGCAGGAAAACTCGAAAAACTCTTTAAGGGTGTAAAGGCTAATCTCCTACACAATTGGGAACTGATTAAGGACGCTGATCAAAAAACCGCTGAAAGTTTATTAACTGAAATGATTAATGATTTTCGTGCAGACTGTGTAAAGAAAGACGCCCCTATGCTATTTCGCATTCACTGGGACGGAGATTTCTTTAATGACACTTACACGCTTGCATGGAAAAGTGTCATCCTAAATAATCCTGATATTCAATTCTGGGTGTACACTCGTGTTAAGTCTGCTGCTTTAATTCTTAAGGACATTGAAAACCTTTCTCTTTACTTTAGCACTGATAGCGAGAATGTAAAAATTGGCGTTGACTTAAAAAATAATCAAGGCATTCGTCTTGCATACCTTGCTAAGAATTTTGCTATCGGTCAAGCAGATATGAAAGAAATGATTGGTAAGCCTGGTGCTAAGTGTCCTGAAAACAATAAACAAATTCCACTTATCTCAACCAATGGAAGCGCTTGCGTTTCTTGTTCACTTTGTGTATACTCTAAGAGTGATATTGTATTCTCTGCGAGTAAAAAATAAATGAAAGAACTATTATATATAGCGATGATGTTAATAATTGTAATGTCATTTCTTAGTAGTTCTGGGACCTGATCCCCGCTTAAATGCGGGACGTCGCCCCCACCTGCATTTGTCAAGTTACGACACGCATAAAAAATGTGGGGTTTGTCACACAAAGAAATGTCATCTTGATTTGTATTTATGACATTTTTATGTCATAATTGTATTATACCCAAACAGAAAGGCAAGACCCCTATGACAATGAACGGATACACTTACCAAATCGGTGATTTATTCACAACAAGCAAGACAGGCGTTACAGGTCGTATCGCTAGTTTTTCTCCAATGTCTAATAAGGTTACTAGAGTTAGCCTAGTCTTAGCAAATGGCTCACGCCGTTTGGCTATGGTTAAGACCTCTAAGTAATCTCAAAATGTGAGAAATGTCAGAAATAGATTTGACATTTTAATCTACAAAATGTTATACTTAGGTATAACCAAATAACAACCCCTAACAGAAAAGGAAACAAAATGACAGTAGCAACAAACACTTACAAGGTCGGCGACCTCTACACTTCACAGAAGTCAAAGGTCACAGGAACAATCACAGAAATCAAACCAAACACAGACGGAACAACAGTTCGTGTTAAGTTAGATGTAGATGGAAATGTTCGCTGGACAACTTGGACAGCAAAGTAATCTAATTACTAATTCCTGAGTATGAATACAAACTGCTCAACCAACCCCCACTAACAGAAAAGGAAACAGACCCAATGGCAAGAGGAAAAGCAATTAGCGTAAAGATACCTACACAGAGAGTTATCAACGCACTAGAAACTAAGTTAGCAGAACTAGAGGCTAATTACAAAACACAAGACGAAAACGAAGCAAAGTATCAAGAGTCTTACAAGGCTTGGCAGAAAGAATTAGCAGACTTCGCTATCGCACACTTCTCAAATGCTGAGAACATCAGAACAAACTATCGCTCTTGGAACAAAACTCTCAATGTTGATTTCGACATTGTAGGTTCAGATAAGGATTTTCCTGCTGAGCCTGAGCGCAACTTTGAGCAAATCCATCAGCACAACTATCGTGAGCAGAAAGAGGAAATGTCTAACGCAATTCGTATCCTCAAAATGACAGATGAGGAAGTTGTAAATACTTCCACATACAATGCGGTTGCTCGCTATCTCTAATTAGATAGACAACCTGAGTATGTTGCTAAACTGCTCACCTCCCCCTCCCCCACGATCACCAGGGCACTTGACAAATGTCAGACCCACACAGTATAATTAATATAAACAACAAGAAGGAGCCCCAATGGGATTAGATATGTATCTCAGTGCAAGAAAGCA